ATATCGGTAACGAATTTTATATAATCCTTGGTCTATGGATGAAGGTTGTTCCGGGTCGGATTGGATCGCAAAGGATAATTTTTTCACTTTTAATTTCCTGCCTTCATCCGTGAGTTCCTCGTCCACTTGCACCAATACATAGCCTTCATCCGTCAATTCCTTGATGTCTTTCCCTTTTTCCTTCAATTGATCAAGCGTTGGTTGTATCATATCTTCACTGAGGACAGATCGTTTGTCCTGTGCAATCTTTGACATTTGCACTTCTGCGCTTGATTCATCGGGATTGGTGCCTTCGAGGAATTGGGCGGGTTGCAGGGTTTCTATTGATATGTCGATCCGCAAATTGTTAGTGCGTAGGATTTTGGTCAATGTTCGCAAAATGACCAATTGGTATGGAAATATGACCACTTTATTGAATAATACGAACGCATTTTTGATCTCATCGGCATTATTGCCCCATCCCGTCTGATCTTTTATGCCGAAAAGCATGGGCGAAACCACCCGATGGCCCACCATGATCTTTTGAGTGATCTCCGGCATCAATTCACGAAAACGCTGATCCAACCGGGCGGGTTCAAATGTATCAAAACGAACCGCAGTTTCAGGCGTATCATTGTAAACGAAAACCAATTTATGAGATGCTTTGCCTGTAAATTTCGTCCTAAATTTCGATTCTATGGCATCCTTTTCGGCCTGGGGCGGTTCACCATTGAAGAACTGGATTAATGCGGACGGGAAAAATCCATTTTCAATATTGTTCAAATGAAATTCCGAAACACGATTATCCAAAAGGATCCAGTTCATGGCTCCGATATAATCGGGCGTGGAATAGTAAAATTGGGATGGTCGGTATTGCTTGACAAATAAAACTTGCCGGGATTCGCTTCTGTCGGTTATGTCGAATGCCCTTATTTTTTTTGGATGGAATTTTTTCTGGCGATATTTTTCCCAATTCGTGGAATAGTAATAATATTTTATTTTGTTATCCGCTTCATCAAATTTACCCGATCTGATTCCTTCGGCGGGTAAGTGATATATTTCAACGATTTCGGTTCGTGCCTGATTCCAGATCAGTTCCCATGCAAAATAACCTTGCAGGTACAGATCAAAGGCGGTGCGATCAATGATGTCCTTCATCGTGTCGCCATTGCGGTTCACCCGACTTATGAATGTATTGAACTTAAGCAAAGTTTCGGTATCGGGTTGGTTTTCGGCAATAATATTCTCGCCGCCGATCATAGCGCTGATCCCATTCACCAATGCATTGTGGATAGCGGATTGTTGCCAAGCGAGTATCAATTGCTGTGGATATAGATTGTCCTCGCCATACAGAATCCATTCATTGTAGGCGGTTTCGATGACTTCGGGAACGTCGGCTTCGCTAAAATTGACGATGCTAATTGTACTCGCCTTTTTCCCCTTCGATGGATGGATGATATCCTGTTGGTTCTTGGTATCCATTTTTTATGATTAATATGCCGGTTTCTAAAACATTGTCGCTATTATCCACAACCCTGTAAATATGCTCACCGATTTCAAAATCCGAACCATCCAAACGAAACACTATCCACCGGTGATCTTGGTAAATGATCAAAATGGCAATTTCTACCTCTACGTCCGTATTTTTCCTGATGGCAATAAACCTTAAGGCGGCAACTGTCAGGCAATCCACCGCCCCAAGGTTCATATAAACCAATTGGTCTGTCGAGTGATTCAGTATCATTAATAAGCCGGGGTAATGGTAACGCCAGCCATATTATCAAAAGGTTCTGATGTGAATGCTTCGCAAAATGGTGCGAAATCATTTTCACGTGCGGTGAAAATAATATTTGCTTGTTTCGGATCGGCGGGTGCCGTACCACTTGCGGAGTCGCCCCCGGTTGCAGTTGCACCGTTATACATGCCGAAGCAACGAATATTATTCTGATAATCCATTGCGAAAATGATGAATCGCCCTTTTATCATTGCATTTAGATCAGCAAGGTCCTCCTGTAATATATGCTGCTCAACCAAAGTTAGAACCTGTTCTACGTAAGCCACCCCGGATTCATCTGAACTGATCACGTTCTCCACGTAATTGCCAACGCCATTTGCCATTTCAAAGCGGAATAATTCAACCGTTCCGATGTCATCAATCTCCCCGCTAACGCCATCAATCGTATAGGTCAAATTGGTATAGGGGGTAAGAAACAATGTTTTCACCCCACTCATCCCGGCTTTGCAATCTGCAAGTAAACGTCCATTGGTCAATTCACATGGGCTCAGTTGTCTGTTCTTCAAGAATCTCATTTTTATAGGTATTTAAAAGTGGCGGGGGCAAAAACCCCCATCCACTTGGTTAAACTTTCCCCTTTTACGGGGCCACAATATCAGGATGACAAATGACCAGTTCCTCACTCCAACCGTAATTCACCCCAAGTGAAAACTCGGCAAGGAAACGAACATTGTTCGACAGGTCAATTTCGGTCATATCCTTTAGGATTACCGTATTCATGTCACTCAATGCATCCATGCCAACATACAGGTTGGACTTCAGGGTGCAAATTATGGTATCGACAGGTAAACCGGGTGCTACAAAAATGGGAATTCCAAGATAATCCCACGGTTTTGCCCCAACGGTGGCAAGGTTGGAATATCCAAGTCCGGTACCAACAAGACCCAATGCCAATTGATATGCGGCACCCACGTTGCGGGATACATAGAGTTGCAGATCGGGTTTGTTGTATATATTCATAGCGCTGACCGCTTCAAAGACATCCTCGAGATATTCAAAGACATTAGCTGAATCAATGACAGCGCCCGGAACTCCAACCACTCCCCCATCGGCGAGTGCCAGGGTGACGATGCCATCGAAACAGTCCGTTCCTCCCGTATCTGCCTGCCACATCAATCTTTCGATGTTTTCACCTACGGACAATAGGATTTCACTGATCACCGCCTCGGCAACGTCAGGGGCAAGAGATTTATTGGTCATTCCCCTTCCCATACGCACAGATGACCAATCACCGAAGAAATCCTTTTTGCAAAGCTGAAGGTTCACTTCAAATTCGCAAACATCCAGAGAGCGTTCGTCAATATTGATCTCCCCGGCTGGGGTGAAATCACAAGTCTTGGCGGCCAGAAGGTCGGTTGATCCAATTCGCCGTATTTTCCAAGAACGGTGTACGTTTTCCTTTACCGTCACCATTCCATCACCGATGGTTTTCGAAGCCAGGAATGCCTGATGGATCAATTCCATTGCCGCTTCGCCAACATACGATGAGGTGAGGTTAAGGTTGGTATCGAATTTAAAAAGTTTCTTTTCCATTTCGATTAATTTTAGATTGTTTATAAACGGTTAATAACTTAACCCTGCCCTTTTTTCCGTTCGGCAATTTTCTCCTTCAGCGTTTTGAACTCGTGGACTTTCGTTTCGGGATTCCTGCGGATCGGATCGGCACCGGGTTTTTTGAACTCGGCACGGAATGTTTCAAGTTTTTCTTCCGTGAATTGTTCCTGAGCCGCCTTGAACTGGGTCATGAATTCATCCAAAAGGGCGGAAACGGCATCAAGGATTTCGTCTTTGTCAATCGCATCCTTTTCCATCTCTTCGGCTTCGGGTTCGGTTATTTCACCTACAACCCCTTCTTCAGCGCATACGAGTATCCGTCCGTCTGCCAGTACATATTCTCCGGTCGGCAATGGAACCATTTCCCCGTCCATTTCGAGAAATGCGGGGGTTCCGGGGGCAAGTTCTTCGCCTTCGTAATTGATCACGACTGCGGTTTCATCGGCTCGGTTGGTTGCTTCTACAGTAGCAAACTTTTCCGGGCCGGATGTCGGTTGAAAGATCGTCTTAATTTTCTCGGCGACCACTTCAGCAAGTTTGTCAAAATCCATTTGGTTAGAATTTTTAATTAATTGATTAGCGAAAACCCCCTCTACACTAAAACCGGTGACCTGTTTATTGACCACCCGTTCCCAAATGTCGGGGTTGTTTACCTTCATCGAAATGATCCAACTACCTTTGGGATAAGAAAACCCATATACGGTGGACTTATCACGTTCCGGGTCTTCCACGATCCAACTCTCCACGACTGTAAGTCCGTTGAGCGTGTCCAAATGCTCAATGGTGGCAGAATTGATCTTTCCGTCCAAGAAAAATTTCTCGGCTACCCTGCGGATAGTATCTTCGGAAAAGTAAACAAAAAATTCTTCGTCATCTTCCTTCCTATAAATTTGCTTATTAGGAATCAAAGCGGCACCCATTATGATGTGCTTCGCTTCATCGACGGTTGTAAATTGAACCAATTTTTCCATTTTCCCTTCCTTATGAAATGCAATGAAAGTTTCTTCGAAGGCGGGATTTTCGACCAATGAAATTGCGGTAATGCCGGATTCTTGGTCATCGGTCATTTTCAGTTCATATATTTTCATGGCATAAATATTAAATTGATGCTTGTGCTTCTATTCTACGATCCAGTTCTTGTTGAGTGCTCATTTCAGTGCTGACCACATATGCTTTCATGGGCGGTGCGTTTGGATCAATAATTGCGGTCAGAGGGCCGGATACCGGAACCGATGCAACCGTCTCGGCAAATGAAACGGGAGAAGAACCTATTGCCCCGGTTGATGGCATGCCCACCTCACCACGCCCCGGTACTTTGGTTGAAACGATCTTACGAACTTGTTGCAACCCGGCGGCTATCGTGGTCGCCATTCCTATAAAATTCCACGGCGGGGGTGCGCCTGTTAATGCCTTTGCCGCCGCTTGCCATGTTGAAATTATTGCCTGTGCTATTGCCGCCGCCTTCCCCGCCACGCTTGATTCCCCGACTATGTCAATGAATGTAGCCAAACCTTCTTTTTGGATGGCATCTTTCGCCTTCGCTTCTTCCTCGGCAATTTTTTTCCTTTTTTCCGCTTCCTCTTTGTCGGTTTTGGTTTTATCCGCCTCAAATTTCTTTTTGGTCTGATCCGCTAACCAAAGATAATATTCTTCGATTTCCAATCGTTGCATCGCCTTGGTTTCTTCGGTCAATTTCGATTGGTCAATTGCCATCTGATCCAATTCCTTCTGTTGCTCAAGTTTTGCCAGTTCACGTTCAAGTTCGTTTTCGATCATGGCGATCTGCCGATCCTCAGATGCCTTGGCGAATTGTTGTTCCAGAGTATCTTGTTCCTTCATTATCGCTTGGCGGCGCCGTTGCAAACGGATAGAAACTGCGGCATTTTCTTCCTCTTTACGGGCAATTTCTGCCCTGAGTTGTGCAAGTTGATCCAAAGTTTCTGCCGAAGAATCGGAAAGTGCGGCAAGTGCTTCTTCGGCGGCAAGTCTGGCTCTCAACGCTTCGAGTTCACGGGCAAGTAAATTTTCCTCGGCGGCTTGAACTTGATCTATGGCGGCAAGGCGATTTTGGTATGTTTCATTGATATCTTCAATGACCAGCCTCTGTTGTGCAAGATCACGATTTTGCTCGGCACGTAAAACATTGAGTTCACGTTGAAGGTCTCGGATATCCTGCAATTGTGCGGTAAGCATGGCGGCCATACGGGCTTCTTCGGCGATCTCACGACCTATATTCTTGAATTCAGTCGCTATCGCCTTCAGACCATTTTTAATTTGTTCAGGGGTGAATCCGGTTCCTACCTGAACAAGTGCGGCACCGAATTCTTTGGCACCCGCTTTTACACCTTCCCAATCCAATTTGAATGCAGAGCCGATAATTTTACCAACCGCCCGAACCGTATCTATAAGACCTTGCAAACGGTTTATAAATTGGGCCTTGATGAATTCCCATAAATTCTTGATCGCCTCTTTTGGATCTTTAAATATTTTTACCAATGTTTCACCAACTTTCACCGCCACATCCCGAAGAACATCCATCACGGCACGGAAACCCGCCATGAATTGTTGCAATTTTTCACCGCCCTCTTTCGTGCTGGTAAATGCTTTGAATAGTAGTGCCAGTGCGCCTATGATTGCGGTTATCACCAACACCACCGGATTGGCGAGTAATGCCTTGAATGCTGCGGATAATCCCTGAACTGCCCCCTGCGCCCTACCAACCGGGCCGGGCAAAGCGCCCATGCTTTTGGTGGTTTCTTTCGTAGATGTGCCAGTATCCTCTAATGTTTCGTTCGCCTTATCAAGTTCCTGATCCAATTCCTGAGTGGATTCCCCCACTGCATCCATTTCCTTGGACAAAGCCTGAAGGTTTTCTATTGATTCCTTCGTTTGGACATCTACAATTTCTATCGTGACATTTTTAGGCACGTGCAGATATATTTGAAATTTTTGAACAATTCACGAAAATTAGATGGCAATTTTCTACACTGGACATCTTCGGGTCTTGCCGTGGAAAGTGACCGAATTATGGTCGGCAATGTTGCCAATATCAATAGATCATTAATCATAGTTCATTCTATGCATTGGTTACAGGACACGGGAGGATTGATCCTCCTGCATCCTCCTGCATTCGGCACGTATCCGTGTATATCCGTATCACTCATGCTGTGATCACCTAATTAATTGAGTATCAATCACTTGGAATGATGAAGTATGTAAATATTTACATCTGTCGCATACGTGGAATCTAAACAAAGTTCTGAAAAAAAATTGATATTTCTCACACTCCATACTTATTTCTTTCGTTGCCATAGATATATCCCATTTCCAGTATGTCCATTTCCTTTGTGAAAAATCTCAGCCGATCCATCCTGAAGGCACCGGAATAGTTGGTTCCTGACCACAATTCTCCGGTTCGTGGCGTATCATATCGGGCAATGCCATAAAAAGTTCCGGTGCTGATCGAAATGGTTGTCTGAAGAACGCCGTTCACGTAAATCTTCATCCCTGCATCGTCATCATAACCATCTCCGTCATATGTGATAGTCACCAATCGCCATTCAGTTCCCCATCCCGCTATACTGGCTCGGCGACCAACATAATTTGAAGAATCATCGTATATGATGAAATAAATATTCTCGGCGAATATCGTGACTTGGAATTCCAGATCAGATGGCAAAAATCCTTTGTTCAATAAAAATATTTCACTCAATGACGAAAATTCCACCCATGCCATGACCGTAAATGGAAATTCGTGGTTACGCATTGAATAATCCAAGCCGGGATAATACAGGTAATTCCCCGATGAACCATCGTTGTATATGATCCTTCTGCCAAGCAAGGTTTGGGTCACGAAACCATTATTAGTGACCGGGGTTTTATCCTGACGATCCACTATTTGGGAACCATTTGCACGAATATCCATTAATAATTCAGCCATAGGATAAGCGCCGATATATGCCTTGGTCATTTGGCATTTAGTTGAGGTAATCCGCCGGGTCAAGTAATTATTTATTTTTTGAATTCTCCAAAACTGTGGTGACCCTTCCATGTCTATCGCAATAATATCATTGAATTGAATTTCTGCAACCTCTGTCGGGGTCAATTTGAAATTGATATCCAGAATCCTATTTAAAGGATTGTAGAGTTCCTGAAAATATTTTTCCCAAAATAATTTGAATATGTTGTTCCTCGGAATCCCTGTGATAGTCCAAGTATTTGCGAATGGCGGGGAATATCCGAAATTGATATCCTTGGAAATGTATGTAACGTTGCCACCTATCAGTTGAAAATTCGCACACCTCGGCCACGTACTCATCAATGATGCGCCGCCGGATGAACCATAACGGATGAAATAATTTCCTGAAGTCCCTACCCCATTATAAAAAAACAATTGATAACCTGACGGCTTCTGCAATGATATTTCCGTGTAGGACTTCAGCCACTTGGCTATGAATATATCCGGGCGATCAATCAAATAATCGGTGGGATAGGGGGCAAATAATTTGGATTTCTGAACGAATTCTTCTGCGTTGCTTATATCAAGGTCACCCTGATACGTGCCATAATTAAAGCCATATTCGTCACGAAAGAATTTATTCAAATAATCTTCAGAATCCTTCCATTGCATATTGACATTCCGCTTTATCAATTCATTGGTGGGAGATATGACCGTTTCCTTGCTCTTATCCCAAATTTCTGACCAATTTTTTCTGACGCCTTCCTCATACCAATCTTCCAAAAATCTGAAGTAGAATTTATATTGATCCTCTTGATCCGGCACGATGATCATGTTGAAAGTTTCCTGTATTGCTTTCAGAAAATCCTTTTGTTTCAGATTGTTCATCATGAGGATTGGATTGTAATAGGCAGGAACAAGGTCGGTAGTCTGAACATATGCCAGATTCCAGAAATCTCCTGCCCCGGCGACAATTTTATTCAGCGGGTTTGCCACCGAAGTAATCATAGTCCACCAACAGATGTCACCCGCTGTTAAGGATGTTTGCCAATCATTGTTGAATTCCGCATTGCTTTGAGAAACGTTTGCTGTAATTTGAGCGACACTATTCACGTAGAAAATCCATGTATTCGTATAACCCGGGTTGCCCGAACCGGATAATATCCTGATTGAAAAAAAATAAGTGCCGGTATATGGCGCTGTATATTCATGGTTCGGATTGTCGAAATATGGATTCGGCGATGTAAATGGTATCTTTGTTTCAACGGTAGGAATGGGTGTATCTGCCATTGCTTCATCATATACAGCATTGAATGAATCGTTGGCGGGATTTCCTACCGGAATTTCTTCAATCAGTTGCATGAATATGCTTTGTAGTGTCGATTGCAACTCAGTGTAGTTGCCGAGTACCAATCCATTGGAAACGAAAACGTCATGGATCAGTTCAACAAGTTTTAGTGCGGGTGGGGTTTTATGTACCTGTACAGGATTTGCCGCATTCGTGATCGTCCATCCACCATATCCGTATCCATATCCGTAGTCAATAAGTGGATAAACGACCTTTCCACTAACTATCCCCAATGACCATGAAGCAATTATATTGGTCAGGTCATGGGTATGGTTCCACAAACTGGCCCCGGCAATTTCATCCATCGTCTTTTCACGCAAGATATTTGCCAAAAGATTCAGTGTTCCATATATCACGATTTCATATATCCGCTTATCCCGATGGAATGATAACAATGATAGATTGCCATTTAAGATCAAAGAACCGGATTCGAAAAGTAAACATGGTGTCCTCGCATATTGACTGAACTTAGTTCCCTGATAGCCGGGGTCATACCATTTTCCGAAGAAATCAATATTCGTCTGCGTGGCTGGTAACATGAATTGGCGGGTGAAATCGCCCCGCCTTGTGGTGATCTCTTTGAGATCCATCAATTGTTTGGTCAGGGTGATCGTTTCATTTTGATCTATGTCCAATTTCACATGCGATTCGTCAGGCAATGCGACATAAAGTTCGATCATGGTATGAATAAATTTAGCGACCGTTCCATATTGAAATTGTATTGAATGATTCCATTATTCCGTGAAGTTTGCCTTTGCCATTGCGTTTCACGCAAAGTATGGCGGTCAAGCAAATCAAAATTTCCATTGAATGAATTTCCTATGGCGTATATCTCATTACTCATGAATAAATCCTCGAACCAATAATTCCACAATTCAGGACAAAGATCGCTATTCACTCGAATGGATTCTATTCCTTTGCGATTGTATGAATATCTACCCGTTTCCTGACCTTCGAATATTTCACGTTCTTTGACGATGGAATAGTAATTCTTCATCGGAAAATCCATGAATGACCATTGGAAAAATCTATCTTTATACATCAATGTGATCAAATCCTCACAAGCA